CCCGGGATCGGGATGCCGGTTTGCGGGTCGATCGTAGGCGGTGCAGATACGGTCTGATAGTTCGTTTCGGCAGTCTCAAAGTCCTGCACGCGAGCGTTAACGATCGGCGTCGGGTCTGCGGGAACCACGATCGAGCGCAACTGCTCTTGCGGGGTGTCGAGACAGGTGTCGCAAACCAGAATCCTGATGTTCTGAATCATGGCGCCGCGCCAATCGTACTGCCATTTCAGTTCGGCATGGTTATAGCGAAAACCACACCGATCACATATCGCATGTGCCTGCGGGTTTGTTGCGCTAGTTTTGGCCCGGCCGGACTGCGATGCGTAGGACATGCATTACGGCCTAAAGTAACTCGATACCATGGGCGAAATGTATTGCTGCGCAGTCTCGACGTTCTGGCGAGAGGCAATATCGTACGACTCATCTGCCAGCGGCTTGAGCATGGCCACCTTATCCGGCGCCCAGATCATCGCAAGTCGCTGCGCAAGGCCAAAAGCGAAGGCCTCCATGAAGTAATACGGGATCTCAACCTGCTGGCCGTTCGTAAAATTGCTGTCTTGAATCTGCCGGACGCGATAGTAATTGAACGACGTTTCGCCACCATCTGGCACCGGCCAGAGGGTTACGGTTGGCGACAGCAGGCGGTCAAACCAGTACGTTGTCGGGAATCCCTGCTGCTCCGGGTTCGGATATGACGCATATTCCGAGCGAGAAATAGGCAGTATCAGCCTATTAATAGCCGCTCCGCCCGTGTTGCAGTACCCTGAACAAGCGGAATCGTCTCAAGATCCACACACCAGAGATTAACGCCCTGACTGCTCCAACGGCCAAGCAGCATGTTTGCCGACATACGTGCCGACTCCATGTGCTCTTGCAGCAGCGCGGTATTGCGAATACCGCACAGATTGAAGGCGTAAAGCGTAATCTCGCCCAGCGACGGGTTGTACGCGTACGTTCCGCTTGTCGCCATAAAATTCCCCCGTCGGGCGTTTTACTTCGGCACGTTGCTCGATTGCAGGAACACTCCGCGAACGGAACCCGTACCGCTATTCAGCACTACACGCGCAAAAGTCGGAGCATATTGGATGCCGCCGCTCTTATCGGCACTCTCGGATACCAAGTTTGCATCCAGAGCATCGAGCCACGTCATCTGCCCGGCCGGAACCGGACTTGCGATGTTGTTCGGGTCGTCGAGCGACGTCTGCACGCTGTAGTTCACCGTGCCGTCAGTCGAGCAATTGACCGAAATGTAGTTCGGCGCCCAGTCATCGAAGCGGACCCACGGCGAGTCAGCCACGCCATTCGTGCCCACAGTTACTGCGCCAACAGCGTTGTTGGCGATCGTAACGGAGGTGACAGTCTTGAAACTAATGACGGTGGAAGCGGTCGTTGCGTTCGGACCCGGGACAATTTCGCTGATCGAATTGCCCTGCCAGTTCGTGCCAGTGATCGTAAACGACGTGGCGCTCTCGTCGCCCGCGGCCGTGATAAGCACTCGGCGCTGAACATCAAGAGTGACGGAGCCGCCCGAAGCGAGCGCGCCGTTGATCAAAAGAGCGCCAGCGGTTGGCGTCTGCGAAGCGCAAATGCCGTCAGCATCGGCTGCAGCAATCGGCCCCACTGTAACTTGTTTTGTCTGCATGACATTTATCCCTTTCGGTTACGCGCTATTTTGATGTTAGCACTTCACGTCCCAACGTTTTAGCGCCAAATTGATTCTGCTATTCGGATCGTGCGCAGTTTTGGCTGAAGTGAGTTTTTCCTTCATGCCGCACATCCGACTCCTAAAATTGTCGCGTCGGGCTGCGGCAGCAGGGCTTTTCTTTGCCTCGCCAGCCGTTACAGGACGCTTAATGTTTTGACCTTCAGCACGGAGCGACGCGCGCCCCTTTTCGTTCAGGCCGCCAGAGGGGGATTTACCCTCTTTCTTTTGCCACGCTGCCGTCATACAGGTTCCTCAAGGAAAAACGGGGGCACAGAGGCCCCCGTCTTTTTTTGCCGTATCAGCCGAGATCAGTCAAGGCTGCCGTCGACGGTGCGACCTTTGGGGGTCGTTCCGCGGCGGGCAGACGAGAACGGGCTGCTTTCGCAACTGCCGCCCGACTTGCGAGGCTTGCGGCCGGCATGCATTTTGGACATTCCGCCATGCATTTTGCCGACGTGCTTCTTGGCAACCTTACCACCACGCTTACGCTCTTCGGCTTCGTCATTGACGTTGCTCTGATACGTATAGCGCAGGTTCTTGCGGTCAAGATCCTCTGCGGCCTGATTCACGCCACCAGTGGCGCGATGCTTTCTGCCTTTCATTTCGTGTACTCCTAGGATTAGGACGGGAACGATCCGAAGATCGAACGCCAGTTGTAGTACCCGAACGAGTAGCGCTCGTAACCCTTGACGAGCAGGTTGTCAGTGACGAAGTCAACCTGCATGTCGGTCTCGAACTTAACGCGTTCCATGTACGACAGACCGTCGATGTTGGTCAAAAGGAACCACGCCGAAGCGGAGGTCAAGAAGTCGTTGACCATGTAGCCTTCCGGCAGACCGCCAGCCGTCGTGAGGATCGCGTTGACATCGTTGTCAGCGGAACCCGGACGGAGTTCAGTCTTCGTGAGGCGAATGGCCGTCGGCTCAAGAGCCGGCGGAACGACCAACTTGCGACCACGGGCGAAGACCTTAAGGCCAGCCTGATCCTTGAAGTTAGTACGAATCGCGATCATCGCGTTCAGCAGGGTCGCTTCGTTGAGTTCAACGTCGACCGCCGGACGGTTCGCAACCGTGCCACCGTCAATCGGGTGCAAGGTTGAGATCAAGGACACGCCGTCACCGCCAATGTTGGCATTGTAGGTGGTAGCAGTGTTCAGGATGTTCGCGCCGTAGATTTCCTTGGTCTGCTGGAAAGACTCGATCAGACCGAGGTTCGACGGATGGAACTGCGTCTTGTACAGGTTATCGTCGATCGCCTTGCGGGTGATCGCGTAACCGAGCGCAATTTCGTTGTGCTCTTGGTTGTACACATAACGCTCACCAGCATTGTTGTCGAAAGACGTTTGACCGCCTTCCGTCTTCAACTGCGCCAATCCGAGGTAACGCATTTCGGCGGTACGCTCAAGGGCGAGTTTCGAATCATGCTTAGTGAAGATCTTGTCGTACTGAGATGGGATCATCTCGTACTTGCCTTCTACCCCACGGAGTCCGGGGAGGAGAAGGTCTTTAATCGCTGAAAGATTGACAGCCATTTTACCTTACTCCTATCAAACGCCCGTGAGGGTCTTGGTTTCGACGTTGTTGAACGCCACGATCACTTGGTTGTACGCACCAGCCTCGGTGCCGTTAGCACCCGGGGGCTGAGTAACGAGAGCAACCAACTTGAACGGGAGCGTAGCCGTGGTGGTCGGCGTGACGCTGATGTCAACAAAGGCGCCCGAGATGCCAGAGGCAGTCGACGGAGAGCCATAGTTGAACTGAACGTTCGCACCGATGTTGCCCGCAACAGCGCCAACCGACGTCGAACCGCCAACCTGCGCGAGGAACTGCGCGTTGGGGTCGTTGACGACGTAGCACTCAACAAGGTTACCGGAAGCAACGTCCGCAGCGCCCCAGAAGTTGCTCCACACAGTGCGCTTCTGCGAAACGCTCAGGTATTTGCAACCGTAGAAGACGCCAGCGAGGATGCCAGCACCGGGAGTGGTCGGGTAAATGCCGCCAGTGGTCGTATTGCGGAAGACCGGGTCTCCGTAATACATGGCAGCCGTGTCATAAGCGCAAAAGGTAGCAACCTGTTCATACGTAGGCGCAGAACCGGTGCCCCTGTACTGACGAAATCCGAAAGGCGCATTATTGTTCGCCATGACGGGTTCTCCTTTTCAGAGGAGGCCATCATCGCACGCCGGGGCGACTTAGACCGGTATAAAACTACCCTCCCACCGGGGGAGGGGTTGTTTCCACTGTATACCGCTGACAATTAATGTCAACAGTGATACCTAATTTTTTATTGATTCGATCGGTATTGGATCTTCCAAACCCAGATCTGAGAACTTCAAATCTGTCGGCGGAGGAAGATTCAGCCTCTCGACCAATGCCTTCAAGACATCAACTGCGGCTTGAGAGGCAACGGCCACTTCATGTGCGTGGTCGCGCTGCCTCTCAAATTTCGCAATTTCTGCCTGTAGAAAATCTTTAGTGATTTCCATTAGGCAGCGTTGGACACCATGATGTAGTACGGCGTGCCCGAAGCATTCTTGATCGGGATGACGTGCGACACGGCAGCAGCCGACTCAACGGCAATCATGGCGTTCGGCAACACGGCGAACGTGTCGATCGTGCCCGTGCCGCTGTTGGTGCAACGGATGTACGAAGCATTCGTCCACGTACCGCCCGAAGCAAAGTCCGAATCCAACTGCAGCGCAGCAAGGGTGCCGCCCGGGTTGGTCGACGTGCCGCCAAGGGTCACGCGGAGCGCGTTGCCGGCGCCCGAAACCGTGCCCGGGCTGTTGATCGACAGCGAAATGTGGCCGCCGTTCACAGTGCCGCCCGTAGCGGCGCCAACGCCCGTGACGCGGGTCAGCCAACGGCCGGTTTCACCCGAACCCGTGCTGGCAACCGTCAGACGCTGATACTGAAGACGAACGTCGCCAGTGGTGTTTTCCGCCGTTGCGTAGGCGCTGGAAATGTTGCCAGCGGTATCAACAACGATCGGATCGTTTGCGGTGCCCGAAATAAAGCCGTTGAGCGACTGAACCGGACCTGTAAATGTAGTTTGACCCATGAGAATTACCTCGCATGTAAGTAGGCGCGCCCGTCTACATGCCGTCTGCCGGGTCAGTCTGACGCGCCCATAAAAAAACCCCGGAGCCTACTGTATAGACCCCGGGGCTTATTTAGTCAAATTCCCTTATTTTTCAGGGATCGGCACGGCCTCGTAGGACTTCTTCACCTTCACAAGGCTGTTCTCCTTGTTCTGGCGCTCGAACTGGCCAGACGGAGCGGCATTTAACTGCTCTTCCTTCTGCCGAACCTGCAGGCGCGCGCGGCGCATCTCGATCTGGCGAGCCTCTGCGGTGACTTCCGCAGGACGCTCCATCAGGATCATGCCCTTACGCTCGATGGTGTTGAACGTGCCGCCATCGGGCATAAACGACGGGTGACGTGACGCCGGGACTGGCTCCCAGCCCTTTCGAGCAAGGGCAATCTGGTGGGCAGCGTCTTCCTGACCCAAAACCGACTTGCGCTTCCATTCATACGTCCAGCCGTCAGGAATTTCGTGCGGCGGAACGTAAAACTCGTCGGTTCCTTCGTCCATGTTGCCAATGTGGTTGCGAATCTCTGCGGCACGGCGAGCGGCACGCGTACGAGGATCTTCTTCACGCATAGGGCGCCTCATTTCCTGTCGCATTTCTACAACAGGCTCGTCGACGATCTGTTTATTTGCTTTTTCGGCGGCAACTTCCTGCGCAGCGGCTTGGAACTTGTTGACCTTGGGTCGACCGCGCTTCTTGGGGGCTTCGGCATTCATTTATCGATCTCCTATTAGTTCAATTTGCCTTCTTTCTGGAGCGCCAACTTGTTTTTGGCGTACTCCTCGACGGTCATGCCCATCATTCCCGCCATCTCACGCTCTGCGGACGTCAGACGAACCGTATTAGGACGTGTGCCCGGGCCTCCGCTACTACGGCTTACCGGAGCAGAAGGGGGCGGAGTGCGCCTCTGCGTCGGTTTGGCCGCATCTGCCATGGGATCGTCGTTCTGAACAGGCTCCGAACGACGCATGCGCAGGGTTGACTCGACTGTATCGAAATATTCGTCGGTATCCGGTGCAATTCCATCGGCCACAGCAAGGTTATGTGCAGCCAGCATCTTCTGGTACTGACGCGGATCGGTTGCAAAGTGCGGATTTTTGCGAATCCACGCCGCAGAACGCGGTGACAACTGCGATGCGAGGGCTTCAACAGGGTCAGATACGCCAACAGGCGCCGGAGCCTGCTGTCTCGGCATGGCTTCAAGCGCTTGTTTGCCCTGTTCCAACTGCAAAAGTTTGGCGGCGTTGTTGGACATCGCCTGTTGGTACTCTGCAGCGCGATCGTAATCGCCCGAAGACATTGCTTGAGCGTAATTGCTCTTCAAAACTTCGGTGTTTTGTTTTACAGACTCGATTGCGTTAGTCACAAGATGCAAGTTGCTGTCTTGCGCCTCGTTTTTTGCATGCATCGCCGACGCTGCAAACTCGCGAGCACGGCGCTCCATCTCAATTCGAGTCAAGCGCTCCTTTTCTAACTGCGAACGCAGTGCTTCTAACCCTTGTTCGGGGTCAATATCGCGTCCAGCAGCCGTATCTTCTGCCTTTACAACCCTTACATCAGGCTGTGCAGCGGTTTTTTCAGTGTCTTCCAACTGAATTTCAATTTGTTCGTCGTTGTCTGCCATGGTTTTCTCCGTTACCAGACTTGATCGGGATGCTGAATGCGGCCGCGGACGTTGATGTCATCCAAAATACGGCACAAAACGCCATTAATTGTGATGCTCCAACCGTCGCTAGGCCGGAAAATTACCCATTCGTTCAACTCGATCGCACCATCAACAAACCAAGTATTGGTTTCATCGACGAAAGCGGCTGAACCCTTTTTTACAATAAGGCCAACTTTGCCTTGGATTCTGTCTTCGGAGCGGTGCTGATCGGGAAGCACGATGCCGCCCTTGGTTTTTTCAGGCCGCACATACACTGCACATAGGATTTGATTGTTAAAAATC